GTACGCACAAGAGCGCGCTGAGGGTGTTGTTAGAGTCGGTATCTGCGTCAATCTTGCCAGCGTTATTAGCCATGCGCTTGGCACTTGCGCGGTGCATCTGCCAAGAGGGGAGGATATTCACGCCCCAGGCCAGCTTCAAGAAGCCATTTTCAACAGTCGCGGCGGAGTTCACATCTTTGGTCTTGACTTCGGCCAACTTAGCGGCGGCGTAGTAGGTATTACCATCTACGATGAAAGCCAGTTTGGACGGGTCAGTACCAGCAAGACCAGCAGTTCCCATGAGTTGCATGGTAGCGAGGAAATCTTCGATGGTCAAAGAGCCACCAGCCGAGCGGCTGTTCGCGGTGTTGGTTACGAGAGCCAACTTGCGGAAGCCGTCAAAAGCGAGGAAGTAATCAGTGGCGGCGGGGGTGGTGTCAATGGCGTTGATGTTCTTGCTTGCACTGGTTTCAACATCGCCATCAATGAACAAGGATTCGACAATCTCAGCACCCGAGGCCTCGAGCTGCGCGCGGAGTTGCGGAGCGAAGCCAATCAATGAGTCTTCGGTCAACTCGCCCGTATAGATACCGCGTGCACCAATCTTGGCGACGGGGATATTCTTCGAGCCTGTCGCAACCTGTGAAGCGGTGACGGTCGCGGCGGGTACTTTCAAAGTTGAGTCCGAAGCGGAAGCCTCGGCAACTTTGTACCAAGTCATATCAGTAGATTCCAGCGGCCAAGTCTTGCTAGAATAGCCGTCGGGGATTACATCGGAGGGGATGTTTCCAGCAACACGATTTTCTGCGCGGATAACATTCCAGATAGCGGAACTGTAAGCAGTACCCACCCAATCCGAACCGATACCAGAACCACCAGTGTACATGGGGTCAGTTGCGGCTTTCACAGCGGCTTCAATAGCGTCTTTGGTCGGGTCAATGTTGGTGACGGTCTGAGACTTGAACGCGCCTTTGATGTAGGCGTTATCTTTGCGGGACTTCTCGTCAGTGTCAACGAGGCCAGCCACGCGGAGACTCATTGCCTTCATCGCGTCGCCGCCGAATTTCACGCCGAGGGATTTACCCATCTCAACGGCTACGGACAAGTCGGCGATGTCGAGGTTGTCATATTTCCAAGTGTCAGAGTACTTGGCTTGATAGGGGGCATCACCACCCATTGGGAGGCGTCGGCCTTGTGCGTCCAGGCGTTCACGTTCTTTCTTGACGGCTTCCTGAATCTTGCGGTTGGTTTCGGCTTCCTGTTCGGCTTTGGCGTCTTCCTCTGCCTGCAATAACAGTTTTGCGGAATCTTCCTTTGCCTTGATTGCGGAAAGCTGGGAATTGAGACCCTCCAATTCCTTCTGTTCGTCTTCGTCCAGATTGTTCTGGCCCGCTAAAACCTTGACGCGGGTAATCATTTCTTGCTTGTTCATTTTTGCTCCTTGAAATATTTTATAAGTTTTTTCGATTGTTCTCTAATTGCTTTTACCTTCGCCCGCTTCGCCGCTAAATTAGCCTCTGGTAAAACGTCGTCAGGTGTAATTTCAGGGAAGGGTAAGCCCGCGTCCCTGTAAATTGCTTTCATGGCTGGGAGTGCAATCGCTGAGTGATTGGCGGGTTGAAAGTTTCCATTCCCTTTTTCCCATAACGAGAATCCAGCCAACGGCCAGACCGCAATACGCCCAGGTTTGTTCTTTTCGTAGGGTATCAACTTTCCCCCTACATCCAAACGCGCTAAATGAGCGATGGAGTCAGACGATACGGCTACCAATCCCTTCCATGCCGCGTCCATAATGTCCTTAGCCTGCTTTAGTGCTTTATTCAAAATTACCCGAATATACCAACCATCGCCACGCTTTTCCAAAGAACCAGGCACAGAATCCCCTACAATTACAGGTTTATTTTCCAATCCCTGCGCCCCTTGCTTTACTCCGTGTTGGTAGATTACCAGCGGGGTAGTAAACGCCCCCTGCATAATGTCGGTGTTTTCATCGAACCACTGACCGTCTGAGTCTTTGGTAAACGGTAGGACTCTAACGTCTAGTTCCCAATCTCCAACGGCTTTGATTGCGTCTGTCATAAATCTCCATAAACGAAAAGCGGCGCGTCAACTCTCTTTCAAGAATCAACGCGCCGCCTATTGGCCTATCTGCGCTTTGCTTACATGCCCTTTCGCCTTATCGCGTCACCCGCGCCTTTGGCTATCTGGCAGTAAACTAAATTTATATTGGTTGGAGCTGGTCTATATAGGGCGAACTGCCTTGTTAACTAACGTGCTCCAACCGTTGACGGGATATTACCACATTATTTATTTTTCTGCAAAGCCTTTATGTACAACTCTGCAAACCTCTTTGACGTTGGCCCTCCGCCTGCGTCTAACATTTCCTGCGAGGGTAGTAAGTATCTGTTTGATGTTGCGTGACGATACAACATGCGCTTGAATTGTGCGGAGTTAGTTATAGTATGCAACTCGTCAATCATTGTGTATAGTTCTTTGAACATCGGTTATCCTTTCGGCGTTTCTGGTGCTGACAAAGGGCCAAGATACCTGCTTGAATCGTCTCTAATAAACGAAACATAATCACTCAGTTCGTCAAGATATTCACCATCCCCAATACTGTATAATTTTATAATGCGCGGCTCTTGATTGGAGGATGAGTAATACCAATAATATCCCCCATCTTTTGGGGTTTCGGCTGTCCATTCACCATAGGGGAAGCCTGAAATTTTAGCAACAGGAAATCCGTAAATTGTATCCATAGTTTCTATCCTTTCTTTTCTTCTAACTTCCTTGCGTGCTTATTGAAAAAATCCCATTGTCTCGCGGCTTCTTCGCAGTCTGCTATATTTCGCTCCATTCCCCTAATGCATATACGTTCAAAGTCGGAATGAGTTGTAATGTCTATCCAGTTATAAATAATCCACTCATCCCGCGTAATCTCTCTTTGAGGCTTTGCAATCGTCATGGTAATCATTTACTTATCCTTTCTTGTCTAAGTACTTCTTTACCGCCGCCACTGCCGCACGGATTCCGCCTTTGTAGTTGTCGGCTAAGACGGTCATAATCTTACGCCAACCAACTTTACCCAACTGCCGCGCTTGTCTTGTGTCATGCCTTGTCCAGTAACCGCCCGCTGTGTTGTTAGATATTGTATATCTATATCCATCATTACGCGGTACGGCTTTCCACGCGGCGGTAGATTCTCCTGTACGCTTTCCGCTACCAGGGTCTATTTTACCAGTGTTCAAAGCCCAAAAAAACCAGCGTCTTTGTTTGTCTGTAAAAAAAGAAAATCCATAAGCCGCCTTGCGAGTGACATATTTATATGGGTCTGCATGTCTAAGACCGTGCGCCTCATTACCTATAACGTACTCGGTAAACGCTTCAAGCGCAACCCTAACCGCGCCTTTAGGGATTGCACGCAAAAAGGATTGAACGGCCTCAACATTACGAATTGGGAATTTTATCTGCATATTTACCTTGCTAACATTATTTCTTCAATTCTTCCGTAGGCGTTCGGGCTTCTGCGTTTATCTGTTGGCCTTCGTTCGCAGTCACAATTCCAACCGCCACAAGTTAGCTTGTTATTGGGTGCGTTCTTAGGTCTTACGTCTAAAGTCTCCCACTCACTAGCACGGGCGACAATCCCATTAAGAGAGGCGCACTCAGGGCAATGTTGCTCCGTTGCTCAAGTACCCATTCCTCGTTGCCACCCATAGCGGCAACAATAAGGCTGGTTGCGTTTTCGTAGGCCGTTTTATAGGCATTGGCCCACAAGCCCGCCCGCGTCAATAATGGGTCAATTGGTGTTTTGTCTACCCTTGCGTCCACTATATCGCGGTAAAACTGGTCAACGTAATCGTACTGGTTTAGTATTTCGCTTTCAAGCGGGGCGTTTAGATATTCAGGAAAATCTCCGCCGTCGCCCTCATCTTTCCACGCCACTTGATAGGCGTCCGCAACTTGCCCACTGATAAGATTCGCTATAGTGTCAATAAAATCTCCGCCTCCGTTACCGCTGTATACAACTTTTACAAGACCTTCCATCTACTTAAGCATGTACTTTAATTAGTTATAGGTGGCGCCTTCGTACACCGTAGAACGTCCCTT